CCGTGACGATCACCGCTGCGAGCGTCACGGCGGGTACAGGGATCACGGTTGCCGGGTCGGGTACCACGGCGCTCACGGTCAGTGCAACCGGCGTGCAATCGCTGACCGCCGGAAACGGCATTACCGTCTCGGGAACCACGACGCCAACCGTTTCGGCGAGCCTCGCGGCTGGCACCGGGATCGGGATCAGTGGCACAACCACGCTGAGTGTGGCCAACACGGGCGTGACCAGTCTCGCAGGCACGGGCGTGACGGTGTCCGCATCCACCGGAGCGGTTACGATCACCGCTCCGGTAGTGGCCGGTGGCACTGGCATCAGTGTGTCAGGGTCGCAGACCACAAGCCTGTCGATCAGCAACACCGGCGTCACATCCATCGTGGCCGGTACCAACGTCTCGGTCTCCGGCGCAACGGGTGCCGTCACGGTGAACGCACCGGCATACGGCACCACACTCACCGCATCCACGATTGGCGGGACGGCTGCGGCTGGCACGTCAACCGGCGTGGCGCGGGAGGATCACAAGCACGCATTTCCCGCTGGTGCAGCGCCATCGGCATTGACGGTGTCCAGCACGCAGGCGACGGGCACCAGTGCGAGTCCGGCGTTGGCTGATCACGTCCATGCCATGCCTGGATCAGCGACTGCCGGCGCATCCGCGGTCGGCGACACGGCGGCGACGGGGACTGCTACGACCGTCGCGCTGTCCGATCATCGCCACAGTCGCGAGGCATTCGGCACACCGGGCGCGGTGACAGGAAATGCCACGGCTGCATCAGGCAGTGCAAGTACCCTTGCCCGTTCCGATCACGTGCATTCAACGGCGAGCATAGCAGTGCTGCTGGCGTCAACCACGTTGGGGAGTGATGCGGCGAGTTACACGTTTAGCAGTATTCCGCAAACGTATACGCATTTGCGTTTAATAAGTTCTATCAGAAGTACTACTACTGGCACTACGGCACAGCTACGATTACAATACAATGGAGATGCAGGAAGTAACTATCTTGCAAGCGCGCAAGCGGGATATAGCACCGCAACCCTTACCGCATTAATTGTGGGAGCGGGTCAATCTCTTACCAATTTCTGGAGTTTGGTTGATACAGTCATCACGGATTATGCAAGTACGACAAAAGGTAAGAGCGAAACTAGTAATTTTCAATTGTATCAATCGTCTGGCGTTCCGGGGGCATTGGACGCTGCTCAATGGGCTGGTTTTTGGAATAGTACATCCGCGTTGACAAGTTTAGTAATTGCTTTATCTGCCGGAAATATAAAAAGCGGCACGAAGTTTCAACTGTATGGATTCCCCTAATGAATGAACCACCCCTTGCCATCGAACTGAACTGTGAAACCGGCGTGGAGACCGTCCGACCGTTGACGGATCAGGAGATCACGCAACGGAATGCGGACATGACCCGTAACGAGGCGGAACGCGCCGAGAAGGATGCCAAGGAAGCCTTGGAACTGGCCGAACGGACCGCGCTTGCAACGTGGATCGCGGGACAGTCCACCCTGCCCGAGGCGGCCCGGAACGCACTGGCGCGGGCGACTGGGGTGACGTTGCCTGTTGCGGAATGACGTCAAACCCTGTAAAGTGGCAATGACCCCTACCGCGCCCGTCGCGCGACCAACAGGAGACACGATGGTCGCAGTGGACAAACGGCGCGCGATACCGTACCGCAAGACCGGGCTTGCACCCGAGAGTCAATCGTGGGATGGTCCCTCCGAGGTTGCCAAGGCGACCGTTGACGATCTCAAGCGCATGTGCGCGTGGGTCGACCAGGCGAATCCGGACATCGAGTCGTCATACAAACTCGCGCATCACACCGTCACCGGGCCGTACGATTGCGTGTGGCGAGGCGTCGCGCAGTGCATGAGCATCATGTTCGGCGGACGTGGAGGCGTTGACATGCCAGACGCTGATCGCAAGGCGGTCTATGATCACCTTGCATCGCACTACGAGGATTTCGGGAAGACACCGCCCGAGTGGAAGCCGGGGACGCGCGATGCGTCACCTGACCGGCTGGAACTCCGGGGCGCACGCGTCGAACTCCGGGGCGCGGATGATCCTGCAACGGGACTGCGCCTTGAGGGCTACGCCGCACTGTTCGACGTACCGTCGCAGCCGCTGCAGTCCGAAGAGGATGACAGCCGCAACGGTGGCTACGGGATGCAATTCACTGAGATCATCCGCCGTGGCGCGTTCACGCGCGCACTGGCAGCCTCTCAGGACGTTCGCTGCCTCTGGAACCACGAGGCCGAGGCACCACTCGGTCGCACCGCTTCGGGCACGCTGACGCTGCGCGAAGACGAGACCGGCCTGTACTTCTCGTGCCTGTTACCGGACACGAGTCTGGGTCGCGACGTCGTGGAATTGGTCCGGCGCGGGGACGTCAATCAGGCGTCGTTCGCATTCCGGGCAGTGACGGACCGTTGGTCCGGATCGGGATCGACGGGGTACGTGCGCGAGTTGCTTGATTGCGACTTGTTTGACGTTTCGGCGGTGACGTACCCGGCATACCAGCAAACCTCGGTGGCGGTCCGGTCCGTCCGGGTGCCAGCAATCCTCACCAATCCGCGGTCAACGACCTTGACGCTCGCCCGTGCCCGGGTACGCGTCATCAGCCTCTAGGAGCATTACAATGGCGTCGAACCTCACTGAACTCCGCGACAGTCGTAATCGGCTGGCGCTGGAAATGCGCGCAATCGTCGAGGACCAGGCGAACTGGGACGGACAGGCCGAAACCCGTTTCGAGGCACTGGACAAGGACTTGTCCGCACTTGACCGGCGCATCGACGCGCTTGCCAAGGCACAGCGTCTTGCAGCCGAGGAAACCGCGCTGCGCGGTTCCGTTGTTGAGACCGAAGAGCGCAAGCCGTCAACCGGCGCGGGACTGTCAATCGAGGCGCAGAAGCGCGCGTTCAACGCGTGGCTGCGCGGAACTGACGAGAATCTCGATCCTGAACTCCGCGCCTACAACCGTCAGCGTCTGGCCGAGGGTCGCGCGCAGTCCGTCGGGACCACGACTGCCGGTGGGTATCTCGTCAATTACGAGTTTGGTTCCGGCATCGAGGCCGCCCGTCGCGCGTTCGGCGGGATGCTTTCGGTATCAACCGTCTACCCGACACAGTCCGGCGCGGACCTTCTCCTGCCGACGGTTGACGAGACCGGCGTTAGCGGTTCGATCCTTTCTGAAAACAGCACAATCTCCGAAAGCGCGATGACGTTTGGTCAGTTGACGGTTTCAAGTTACATGTACACCTCGGGACTGGTCCTGGTGTCCAACCAGTTGCTTCAGGACAGCGAGTTCCCTCTTGACCAGTTCATCGCCAACGCGCTCGGCGAGCGTCTCGGACGCGCGCAGAACGCGCACTGGACGACGGGTACCGGGTCAAGTCAGCCCTACGGTGTCATCGTCGGAGCCGCAACAGGCAAGACCGGGGCCGCAGGCCAGACCACGACCGTGCTGTATGCGGACCTTGTGGACCTTGTCTACAGTGTCGACGTGGCGTACCGCCAGAACGCGAAGTTCATGATGCGCGACGCGACGGTGGGCATCATCCGCAAGTTGCAAGACAGTCAGAACCGTCCATTGTGGGAGCCGTCGGTGCAGGCTGGACAGCCTGACATGATCATGGGTTATCCCATCGTGGTCAACAACGACGTCGCAACCGCAGCCGCGTCAGCCAAGTCGATTGGGTTCGGCGACTTCAGCAAGTACATCATCCGTGACGTTTCGGGTGTGCAACTCGTGCGAATGACCGAGCGGTACGCAGATGCACTTCAGACCGGCTTTTACGCCTTCCAGAGGACGGGCGGGCGATTGGTGGCTGCAAACACGACGACTTACAACCCTGTCAAGTTGTACGTTCACCCAGCGTCGTAGGAGGATCCGATGCCGACTGACATTTACTGCACCGTGGCCGAGGTCAAACTGGAACTCGGCATAACGGACAGCGTGGATAACGACCGGATTGACCGGATCGTCCACGCTGTGTCCAGGCAGATAGATGACTTCGCCGGTGCGGATATCCAACCGTTGAGTCAGACCCGCTATTACCGCGCGACAGGGCCGTGGACGGTCAATACCGATCCGTTCACGACCCTGACCTCGGTGGCATATGACAGCGCGGGCGACTGGTCGACGTATTCGTCAATCACCACAGCGTACGCGTCGCCATTCAACGCGAGCGGCAAGGGCAAAGCGTACACACAGGTCATCTTGTCGCCGTTGTCATCGAACCTTTTCCCGATGCACGAACGCGGCGTCCAGGTTGTCGCGACGTACGGGTATGGCGCAACGGCACCGCTTGTGGTCAAAGAGGCTTGCATCATGCAATCCTCGCTCGTGTATCGCCAGCAAGTCAGCGGTGGCGCGCCGATCACCGGGGGTGCGGAGTTTAGCGGTCCTATCATCCAGGCGGGTTTGCATCCCATGGTTCGGCGCATGCTTGAACCGTACCGCCACGGTGGCGGGCTGGGTGCGGCCTGATGGCATCGCGTGGTCGCAACACGATTCGCGTCGATATCACGGGACTCCGGGGCATCTCGAAGGCGCTCGGGGGCGACGCGGTTTACCGCGATGCGATGCGTCGCGTCATCCAGTCGGCGACAGCGCAAGGCGCAAAGCGCATCACGGCGTTGGTGCCGGAGCGGTCCGGCGCGTTGTCATCCGCAGTAAAGCAGCGCTACTTTGACGTCAAGGGCAATTCCAAGCCGCAGATGGGTAGCGTTTCGGCCGGTGCGGGGATTAGTGCTGACGGGTTCCGGTATGGGTGGGCGCTGAATTACGCCAAGAAGATCAAGGGACGGAGCGCGTCCGGATATCACTATAGTGCCGACGGCGTCGGTACTTCGGCGTCACGCGCCGGACAGTCGACGCTTGGATGGATATCCAAGGCGATTCCGACCATGAAGGCGGTCATCCGGCGAAGTGTCGCCAAGGAAACCAAGGCGGTCGAGGCAAAGTTTGCGCAGATCGCGGGGTCGCTGCCATGACGGTCGTGGATGCCCTGACGCAACTCGGAACCGTGGCGCAGGCTGCTACCGTGGCACTCGGCGTCCGGGCGAACCTGATATTCAGCCAACCGCCGGAACAACTCGCGGCGCTGCCTGCCGTCGTCCATCATTGGTCGTCTTCAACGTTTGATCAATACCCGTTCGGACAGGTGCCGACGGGGTTTCAATTCGAGCAGGCGACCATCACGGTGATGTACCTGACCAACCTGCCGACGATGGCACGCGCGCATCCTGCCGTCCTGGCATTTGTGGACGCGTACCGGGCGCTGATCGCAGCCAATCAGGATCTGGCGAACACCGTCCGACAGGTTCGGCTGACACGTGCCACAATCGGTATGGTTGAATACAACGGTAAAGAATTCATGGGCGCGGACCTGACGCTCGAATGCGATCTGTACCACGCGACAACGTGGGTGGAGGCTTGACAATGGCCGTGAAATTGGAACCGCCCATCGGGTCGGACGTCAAGCGTGTGTCGATTGGCGCACGCGTGTACGAACCGACGGATGGCGCGTGGGACATTCAAGAAATAGACGCCGACGATCTCCGTCGTGCCGGATGGCAGGACGAGCCAACGGCATCCGGGTCGTCAATCGCCACGGTCGTGATACCGACCCCGGAGGCAACCGATGCCAATCCTTAGCACAACGAAAGTCCAGTTTGGCAAGGAATCGACGTGGGGAACCGCGGTGCCAGCCACGAAGGTTCTGCCGGTCACATCGGACCCGACGTACGCGAACGAGTACGCCGCGGTCCGTGACAGCGCCCGTCGTGGCATCGCCGCGATGGACTTTGCGTTGCTGCAAGGTGGTGGAAGCGCGAGCCTCTCACTTGAGGGTCCGCTATTGCCAGACATTGCGGGCAATCTTCTGGCGGGCATCATGGGTACCGTTTCGACCGGCACTGCCGTGTCGGGTGTGTACCCGCACACGATCACGCTCGGATCGGCCGTGCCGTCATTCACGGTTGAGGACGCGAATCCCATCGCGTACCGCGAGTACCCTGGGGCGAAGGTCTCGGAACTGCGGTTGGCGTTCACCGCAGCCGATGGCCTGCTTACGCACAAGACCTCGATGGTTTCGGTCACTGGTGTATCGGGCGGAACCGCAACGGCGTCGCTGACCGCGGAAACCAACAAGCCGTGGATCGGCATTGACACGACCGTGTCGATTGGCGGGAGCGCGCAGAACCGCGTCACGTCGTTTGAACTTACCCTCGCGCGCGGTCAGGAATTGGTGCACACGACCGGAAGCCGTGACCCGTCGCGGATCGACGAGCAGCCACTTGAGGCGACGTTCTCGATCAGTCTGGACACGGGCGCATCGTCCGTGGACGATCTGGCGAAATACATGGGAACATCCGGTGCGTTCAATGAGTCCGCCATCGTCCTGACTTGGACGTACGGCGCAACGACGACGCTGCGATCCCTCGTGTTCACCGCGACCCAAGCGTCATTCGGCGATGGTCCGGCGACGCGCGACCTTGGGGGAGGCCTGTACCAGATCACGCTGTCCGGCCGATGCCTGTACAACACGACCGATAGCGGGCCGTGCAAGTTTGTCCTGAACAACACGCAGACTGCATATTAAGGGGAAGCAATGGGATACGCGAAACCACTTCGCACCGTGAGGCTGGCACTCGATGCATCCGGGGAACCGGGGCACTGGGTCGACGTCGAACATCCCGAGGCGATGCGGTGGACGACGAAGGCGCGGATGATCCGCGCATCGTCCATCGAGGATGAGTTCCTGCGGTCATTGGCGCAAGTCGCATCAATGATTGTGGCATGGTCACTGACGGACGTCGATACCGGCGAGGAATTGCCAGTGCCGGTGACGACGGAAACTCTGGACCGGCTACCGGCGCACGTCGTCGAGGCGATCCTGACCTTGGTCGGGGAACTGGTGACGGTCCCAAAAGTGAGCGGGAGCGACTCTGGCACTGGGTAGAGGGGCGGGCCGAGGGCCCGGCGTGGACGTCCGATGTGCTTCTGATGAGGCGCTACGGGTGGACGCCGGAACAACTGGTCCGGCTCGAACCGCTCTGGCGCACACGGTTGCTCCTGGTTGAAAGTTATGAGGCGCAGGTCCGGCAAGAACGTGATCGCAAGGCACGGGCGAACCGGAAGAGGTAACCATGGCGAACGTCGCGAACCTGCGCATCAATGCCGTCGTCAATGATCAAGCGACCCCGGCGCTCAAGCGCATCAACGGGGCACTGAACGGACTGAACTCCGGGATGTCCGGTACGTCCGGTGGCGCGCTCGGCGCAGCGCGGGCATTGACGTCGGTTGGTGGCGGTGCCAACATGGCGGCCATCGGGATCGGCGTTGCGGTAGCGGCCACGGCAGCGCTGGTGGCAGGCACCATTGCCGTCGTCAAGGCGAGTGTGGCTGCAGCGTCTGAAGTCGAGGGATACCGGAATACGCTGTTACGGTTGACCGGCGACGCCGCAAAGGCCGACGCGACCTTCAAGAAATTGCAGGACTTTGCGGACTGGTCGCCATTTGACGACGCGGCGGTGATGCAATCCGCGCAGCGGCTACTGGGCGCGGGCGTTGCAGCGGAGGATCTGACGCGCGTCATGACGGGGTTGTCCGACATCAGCGGCGACAGCGCCGAAACGTTCGGGCGCGCGTCACTGGCGTTCTCGCAAATGCTGCTGAAAGGCAAGGTCAGCCAGGAGGAATTGAACCAGTTTGCCGAGGCCGGAATACCGGCGCAAAAGATGCTGGCCGACGCGATGGGCGTATCGACATCCGCGCTTGGCGAAATGGCATCGAAGGGGCAATTGGTCTCGAAGAAGGTTCTGCCGCTGCTGATTGACCAGATCGAAAAG